TTGGGTGCCAATGCTCTCCACAAAAGCCTAATGCATGTTTTAAAAATTCAATCATAATTTAATTACTTAATGGTGCTTTAATTGTGGGTTGATATTTGTAGCCTTTAATCTCATAATCCCATTCTCCATTTAAGATATCTACATTAGATAACTTAATAGTAGGTAAATCAAACCCATCTCTACTAATTTGTTCTTTTGCTTGTTCAATATGATTTAAATATAAGTGGGTATCACCTAAATTCCCAATTAAATTTCCTGGTTTGTAACCAGTTTCTTCACATAATAACATTAACAATAATCCATAACTGGCAATGTTAAAAGGTAAACCTAAAAATGTATCTACTGAACGTTGGTTCCACATTAAAGATAGTTCACCATCAGCTACATAACACTGAAATCCATAATGACAAGGGGGTAAGGTCATTTGATTTAATTCATCTACATTCCATGCTGATACCATTAATCTTCTGCTGTTTGGATTAGATTTAAGTTCAGTAATTAGATTAGCTATTTGATCATTACCACTCCAATTTCTCCATTGTTTACCATAAATAGGACCTAATTCACCATCTGTTCTACCAGATTTTTTATAATCACCATCCCATATCTTACAATTATTATCTTGAAGATATTTTATGTTAGTATCTCCCTTTAAAAACCACTTTAACTCAGTCACCATTGTTTTGACTGCCATTTTTTTAGTAGTAAGTAATGGAAAACCATCTGACATTTTATGTCTAATTTGCATTCCAAATTTAGATAGAGTTCCAGTGCCTGTTCTATCACCTTTTTCTTTACCATTATGCAGGAGTTCAGCTAAAATGCCTCTATACTGTTCATCTAATTTATTCATATTATTATTTCACTTTTTTAGGTCTTCCTCGTTTTGATTTTTTAACTGAGTATGGGGTTTCGTATTTAAATTCCATACAATATTTGTAATAAGATAATAACTCTCCAGGCCAATTGCAAAGTTCTTCTTCAAGCTCTAAACGGGTTATGTTGAATGTTGTTGTAAATGCATCATATAATGCCTCTAAACGAGTGGTTTCTTCTTTCCAATAATCCTCCATTAGACGTTTATAGCGAGCAAGATCAACAGCTAATATCTCTAATTGGTCTGAATGATTGTGTTTATTAAGGTTAACTTTGTCCTTAGCATTATGTAATGATAGTTGGGCTTGCATAAAATATGATGATTCATTAAAATCACCATTAACAATACGCTCTTTTAAAGTCGCGCGTTTACCCAATGGCTTAATTCCATCCGTATGACTGCGCCACCACATAAAGCGATTGTAATTTAGCGGTTGATATCGCGCTAAATTCTTATAGACTACATCGAGTGGTTGGGTTAAAGCTTCTTCTCTAATAAATCTAAAAGGCATCTTCTGGTTTTCCTGGGTTGCGTAATAATGTCTGTTGTAAATCCTTTAATGAACGAAAATCGGTAATTTCATCTAGGTATCCAAATTCATCTTTTGGGGGAGTTGATTTAGGGATAAGATTAGGAGCATTTTGTCTAGCCCATCTTATATAGCCTGGATCGTTTAATTCAACATCAGCTAAAGTATAACCTTTATATTTTCCGAATTTAAACGTCATTTCGATAAATCTAGTCTACTTAAAATCATTTCATCCGAAGCACCTTCCATATAAAATACAAAACGATGACATTGTGCTTTAGTCCCAGTATGTACTACTTTATCTTGAAAGATTACTACGTGTTTAGGAACTACTTTATCCTTTAATTGGATTGATTCAGTTGGAATTTTAACTATTTTCATTTATCTAATGTATTACTTAAATATACGAAATTACTATTGGGCATCCAAATCATACATACAGTAATGTTGAAAGTCGGGACCTTCAACTATCATTAACTTGTCTCCTGTTAACTCACACGTAAATCTTCTAACTACATTCATAACTTTTATTTTTATTAACACGTAAATATACGAAGACCCTTTCGGGTCTCCAAATAAATTAATACATTTCGCTTACTAAATGATGGCGATCATATTCAGCCATTGATAAAGCATATACATCCCATCCTTCACCTTCGGTAACACACTTTTCAACACCATTCTCTCTAATGACTGCTAATTTATCACCTGTTAACTCACAATCGAAAAATCTAACTAACTGCTTCATAACCTTTATTTTGTGGCTTCTTGCCTTATTTAACACCGTGAATATACGAAGGGGCTTTCGCCCCTCCAAATATTTAATATGTTATAGTTAAATCTTCATCTTCTAGATTTTTATAATCATCATGGAATTTTTTTTCTATTCGTCTTCTCCTAAATTCACCTAAAGCAATTTTATTTTCTAAGTTATCCATTTTAGTTTTAACATATTCTTCTTCAGTAAGGGTAGGTAGGGTATGTTTTTTTAATAAACCATCCCATCCAGGGATTAAAGCAGGGTTTATAGGAAAGGAAAGAATTTTTTCTTTTAGGGTTGGTTTTTTAATTATTTCTTCATCATTATCTTCATCTGTAAGTTTTTCCCCATAAATATTTTCTTTTGGATTTAATTTTTCAAAAGCAAAATTAGCAGCAATTACAAGAGCAATGGCTAAAGGATCAAATACAAATATAATAGTTAAAAGTAACCAATTAATAATTTTATCCATTGGTATACCCGTTAATCCTGAGAGATATTTTAAGGGGCCTAATTCACCTGCTATGTCATTATTAGTTTTTACTTCTACTATCTCAGTTTCATATTTAAATAATTGTTCATTTAAATTATCTACTTTAGTATTAATTTCAGTTTGACGAGCTATAGCTTGGTCTAATTGTCTTTCTAATGCCCTACGAGTTGAACTAGAAGTTGTGTTGATAATCTGACCAGTTTCCTTGTCTTTATACTGGATTTTATTGTTAGATAAGCCAGACCTCAAATCAGATACTGCCCCGTTAATGGTGCTTTTTTCCGCGTTGTATACCGCTAATTGTTCCCTAATATTATCTCGTTTAGTTTCAATTAAAGCAATTTGAGAATCTATACTTCCTGCTTTAGCTGCTGTTTCTTGATAGGCAGCTGAAAGGAAACCATAAATACCCATACTAGTAATTAATACTAGAACAAAAGCAGCTATTGTTAAATAGTATTTTAATAATTTAGGGATTGATTTACGATACTGGTAGAGTAGGGATGCAATGACTAATTTAGCTACTTCTAATGAAGTAGCCATAATTATTACAGCTAAAGTAGCCCCAGCAAAAAGTTTGCTAAGACCGCTAACTGAATAGAAAGCGGCCGAAGCAGAAACTGACAGGGCAGAGGATGCGATTATAAAAGGAAATATCCTTTTTTGGATTTTTTTCCACATGGGGGTTTACTTTCTAAAGCCCTTGTGGTTATCTATGCGATCTAATAATTTATTTAATTCTTCAGCTTTTATAAATCCAGCCATAGATGCATTTTTAAGGGCACTGATTATTTGTAATATAATGAACGGTATGATAACTGCTTCGCTAAGCCAAGCTGTTCCTGTAAAACCTTTTTCTACCATTAATACTACTGTTAAAAACATAACCCAACCTATAGCACGTTGTAATACACGAACTGCTTTTCTTGTTTGAAAACCTTCACGTTTAATTCCAGCTACTATACCAAAAAAACCATCTATAAAGACAACAGCTATTAAGCCAAGATATTGTTCAGCGTTACTCATAGTAAGCTCCATAAAATAAGAGCATAAAAAAGATAGTGTCAAAATAGGGACGGTTAAGAAAGTTATAGTGGAAGTTTTCATATTGACCAGTTTTCGTAATAAGTCTTTCCTTTGGAATTTCTTTTAGCTGATAGGATTTGGCCTCTTTGTTCTCCATCACTATTATATGAAACATGAACCCAATCAGGTCTTTCGTTAGTTCCAAATTCCCAGATTAATTGGTCAAATGGTAAATTTTCTCTAATATAATGAAATATTTCTTCATTTTCTGGGCCATTTCGATAATCCATATCAATATCAATAGCTTCACCTTTTGAATGTTGTGAAGTCTTGGAGCCACCAATTGCTTCATTTAAAGCTTGGCTTCTATATCCTGAAGAAATGAAAATAGGTTTAGCGAAGTGTTCTCTAATTGGTTGAAATATTTTTTCAGCTAATAATTTAGCTGCCTCTAGATGTTTGCCTTTAGGAGTATTATCTAAACCTCTACGTTTTGCAGTTGAAGATCTAGTAAATTCACCTAAAGATAAGTTTTTAGATAATTTCATAAGTTTACTAATTACAATTACAGCATGAACATCCACAGGTAAAGTGACAATTACATACTATACAATTACAGCTATTTTTCATTTTTTAGCAAATTTTTCTAATCCTGCGATACCAAATGAACCTAATGTGATAAATACAAATGAGTTATAAATGAATTCTTGAATTACTAAGTCTTTACCAAAGTAACCTGTTACTAAGTCTACTATAGCAAATATTACCATTACAGCAAACGCCATAAATCCAATAACATTCTTTTCATTTACGTTATTATCATCTTTAAAAATATCTTTAAAGGCCATGATTTTATTTTTTATATTATTAGGCATATAAAAACCATTAAGTATAACAAATTATATGCTTATACATATTATTTATTTTTATAGAAAAACTCTAAAATTTCTTTTTCTAACACAGTATCCATAACAAAATTATCGCCATATTGAATACTTGTAAAAGTTCCATCATTTTCATTAACAATTTCAATAATATAATCTATTTCATCATATATTAAACTATAACTTTCACTTTTTTTAACTAAATTAATGCTTTTGTTTTTATCTTCTTGAATCCCAGTAAATGTAATTTCTTTATTACTTAAATCCGGAACATTAGTAAGCTTAGTTACACACTGGGCATAATTTGAGTGAAGAGTATCAATTAGATATGTATTATCTAATTCACTCATTAAATATAATCTTTGTTTTGAGTCTAATCCACCAGCTTTGAAATCACCAGTATATTGCACCATTGGTAATGATAATAAAACTAATTTTAATTCCGGGGCAAGCTTATTAAAATTTACTACAGAAGTTATTTGATTACTATTATTAATATCTCTATTAAAAGGTAAAGATAGAAGATCATAAAAAGTCTTTGTGCTAAGATTATCTAATATCTGAGGGCTCATTTTATTCTTTTTCTGTTGCGTATTTAACTCCCATAATTGTGCCTACAATAGAAAATGCATTTGTAAGTAAAATACCAAACATATTACTCCAGGTTGATCCTATAATTTGAGTATCTGCTCCTGAAGTTAGTGCGATAGCATACATAATTGTAGTAATTATACCCACACCAACTATTACTACTAAAGCAACTTTCACAATTGTACTAATTAGTTCAAATTGGGTTTTCTTTTGCATTACTTCTAAATCTTCTAATGCTTTATCCTTACCCTTTTCTGCTTTTTCTCTTAATTGATTTGATGATTCTAATGCTACTTGAAGCTCCTTCATTAGAGTATCATTTTCTTTTTGTTTTTCAACAAGTTCTCCATTTTGTTTTTGAACTTGTTTCGTAACCTCTAAACGTTTTTTACGTCTAGTAGTATCTTTTTCTTTACAGAGTTCAAGATATTTCTCAAATTCATTATCACCTTTTGGGGCTTTAAGAAGTTTAAGGAAATTTCCTTCTACATAGATTTTTCTTTTTTTAGCAACCTCTAGTAGAACATTTCTTACATGCTCTGTTATTTCTATCATTACCTATAAACTTTAAATTCAGCTGATCTATCTTTATAAGCATCATAATCTGTCATAAATTCTTCTAATCGAGGTTCAATATCATCTGATTTAATAATCCAAAATTGAGCTCCAGCGGCTTTTGCTTTTTCAATTTCTTGATTGTCATCTGATGATGATATAATTCCTATTACACATCCATTACCATACTCAAAATTAATTTTACGAATTAACTCAATTCCATCAAAAGATGAACCAAGTATATTTAAATCAACAAATACACATTCGGGGCGTTCTTCATTAGGGTCATCGGGCCACCATTCTTTAAATTTAAGATTAGCTTCATCTGAAGAATTAAGGGCTTCTAGAGATAAAGTTATATCTAAGATGCTACAGGCATCTTCAAATACCAAGTGGAATAGATCCTCATCGTCTATAAGTAATATAGAATTTATCATGTTGTTTTAATTTTTATTTTTAATATAGTTCCTGTTTTTGTTTTTTCAGAGGTTATAGCAAAACCATGTTCTTTTAATATTGCGATACATATATTTAATCCTAACCCTGATCCTCCTTCTTTTTGCCCTGCTTTTCTAGTATATGGTTTTGATAATTGAAGGAATTCTTCATTAGTCATTCCTCTTCCATTATCTTCTATACATAAAGTAGAATCATTACCCATATAAATAGATACTAATTTAGTAGAACTATCATTATATTTTAACCCATTTCTAATTAAATTGTCTATTGCTGTACAAAATAAAGGTTCATTTACATTTACTACAGGTAAACTTTTAATTTTAACTTGCTTAATATAAGATGTAGCAGATAAATAATTATTTAGTATAACTGCTAAATTATGATCTTCCATATCTAATTGAGCATCTTCTTTTACTAAGTTAGTAAATTCTTTAACTCCAGCATAAACTCTTTGTGTATGTTTTAAACCTTCTTCTAACATTTTTAAAGGAGCTTCTATTTTTAATTCTTTAATTTTTTCAGCAGAAACTCTTCTTTTTAAAGAAGTTAACCCCCTAGGCATATATGTGTTAATTCCACTATGCATATCGTGTCTTAAAATTTTAGCAGCATGTTCTAAATAAGAATTTTTCTGGTTGACTTCAATTTCAGCATTGTGTTGTATAGTTGTATCTGTTGCTATTTTTAAAACTTTATTATACCCACCCTTAGGATCTTTTATTGGAGTATAATTACCAAATAACCAACGAGAAGTACCATCCCTAGCAATTCTTTCAAATTCACCACTAATAGTTTCACCTCTTTGTAGTCTTTTCCAAAATTCATGATAGTCTAAACTATTGCTATACTCTTTAGGAACCATATATCTATGGTTTTTGTTTTTTAATTCTTTTTCTGTATAACCCATAGTAGTACAAAAGTTGCTATTATGAGATAAAATTTTCCCTTCCATATTAAGTACTACTACTATATTTGATTTATCAATTGCATTTAATTGTAAATCAATATTTGCTTCTTTTAATTTAGAAGTACGATTAAAATCCCAAATAATATAAGAAAAGAAAGGAATTAGGGCAATTATACATCCATACCCAAATTCAGCTAAAAAATAACTAAACTCAAATACTCTAAATACAAGAAAAGTTTCTAATATAAAGAATATAAGTATAATTCCAACTGATATGCCTAAACATATTTTTGTAGCTTTATTCATAGTTATAAATATAAAAAAAGGAACGCTAAATTGCGTTCCTTCTTGGCATTTTAAATAAAGTAATTTACTTTTTTATTAGCTTAGATACCTTTAATTTTACAATATCCCAATTACGAGTTGCAAATACACCAAAAGCAAACCCAGCATAAATTTTGTAGCCAAAAGCCCATAAGATAAGACCGGCAATTAAACCTACTACACCTTCAATTCCGTTAGCTATAACCCAATCTTTAATAGTTATAAAGATTTTTTTGATAAAGTTTAATACTTTTTTCATAATTAATTATTTTAAAATTACATTAATAAATATTACTACCCATCACAGCTTAAACAATCTTCTGTAGTACGAGAACCTAAATCACCTTTAATAACTGAATCTGTACGAAGATAATATAGAGTTTTAACACCTAATTTCCAAGCTTCCATATGGACTTGGTTAATCCATTTGGGGGAATCTGTTGGGTCAAACGCTAAATTTAATGATTGTGTTTGATCAATGTATTTTTGACGAGTTGCTGCTTGTTGAACTAGAGAAAATTGGTTGATTTCTGGGAATGTCATGAAGATTTCCTTTTCATCTTCGGTAAGGATATCATTAGATAAACCCATTACAGAACCATTATCACCCATAATTTGATCCCAAACACGAGTTGTATTATGTTTTTTTTCCTTTAGTAATTTTTCTAATTCAGGGTTTTTAACTATAAAAGTTCCTTTAGCACCATTAAATACATAAATGTTTGCAGGTTGAGGTTCAATACCTGCTGAACAACTGTTGATTCGAGAATTAGATACTGTAGGGGCAATAGCTAATAAATGAGTATTTCTCATACCTGTACCTCTACACCAAACAGGTTCTCCATATTCTAAGGCCATTTGACGGGAAGCAGCCTCAGCTTTAGTTTTAATATCACTAAAAATAGTATGAGTCCAAGCTGTGGCTCCAATTGAGTTAAAAGGTAAATTCTTTTGTTGTAAAAAAGTATGCCACCCCATTACTCCTAAACCTAATGCTCTACCTTTTTTAGCACTTCTATGGGTACGAACCATAGAATCTTTACCATTAGTTTTTTGGATGAATTCTTCCATTACACCATCTAAGAAGTAAGTAGCAACTTCAACTACATCTGTGTTTTTCCATTCATCATATTTAGCTAAATTAAGAGAAGATAAACAACAAATAAAGCTATGTTCCTCATCTGTATGGAGTGTAATCTCAGTACAAATATTAGTCATAGAAACATCTAAATTATTCATGCGGTATGCTAAAGGATTATCTTTATTAACATTATCCTTAAACATTATGTATGGTTCACCCGTTTCTACACGTGATTTAAGTATTTCTAACCACAACGACATAGCCTCGCTGTCTCGATCCTGTAAGCGCTTCATAAACGCATCATCCACCATTACAGCTTGATGTAAGTTTAAACATTGTCTGTTAGGATCACCTTTAGGTCTGCGAATCTGTAAGAATTCTTTAATATCTTTATGATTAATATCTAAATTTACAGAAGAAGCTCCACGTCTTACTGAACCTTGATTAGTTGCAATAATAGTTGAATCATAAATTTTAGCCCAAGGGACAATTCCTTCTGAGACTCCATTTCCTGTTATACCTTCTCCTCTTCCTCTAATTCTACTAAGGGATATTCCCACGCCTCCCCCATAGGAAGTAAGTCGCATAAGTTCTGCGTTAGTGAGACCAATACCACGTATCGAATCCGGAGTATCAACACCAAAACAACTAATAGGCAAACCCCGATCAGTACCGGTATTGCTGAGAACAGGGCTAGCGAGACCAATCCATCCATTCCAAATATATTTAAAAAATTTACTAGCTAAATCAGGGCGATTTAATCTTTCTGCTACTGCATTAGCTACGCGCCTATACGCTTTACGAGGAGTTTCCCCAGGCATTAAATACCCTTTTGATATTGTAGATAAAGCTACATCATCAAAAAATTCAGGGTAGTCTTTACCTCTTTCCCATTGGGAGTAATCGGCTATTATATTGTTATCCATAATTAATTAAAATATACTTTCATCCCACTCCATGTGGCCTTTTGAGTAATTAGTTACTCGGTTTGCAAAAAAGTCAGTATGTTGTTTACCTCCAGAAAGAGCACCGAACCAACTCATTCTTTCTACGGCTGTTAAATCAACACCTTCAATAATAGGATCATATCCTAAATCACCTAATTTTACATTAACTCTATTTTTAATAAAGTTTATTAAATCTTGTTTTGGACAACCCTCTAAATCACCTAATTCATAAACCTTATTTATAAAATCTAATTCAAGTTGTAAAGATAATAAAGCTGCTTCATTTATAGCTGCTTGTAGTTCTGGTGTTTTGATTTCTGGGTTTTCATTAATAAGTGTTCTGAATAACCAGCATCCGGCTTCTGAGTGAAGGGATTCGTCTCTAATAGACCATTCAACAATTTGACCCACTCCTTTAAGCTTATTTCGCATCTTAAAAGATAAGAGTATGGCAAAGGAAGAGAATAAGTTAACTCCTTCGGTAAATGCGGAGAATACAGCGAGTGATTTAGCAATTTCGTGGAGATCTTTTTTACCATTAAAACTATCCCTAACAGTAGTAAGATTTTCAATTTTAGCCATCGTAGCCTCATCTTCCAAAAATTCATCGAAGTTTTCAAGTCCAAGTGTTTCATTTAATAGTGAATATGCTTCAGCATGTATTGTTTCAAACGCACCGAAGGTTGTAGCCATCATTATAACCTCTGGTTTTCTAAACCATTTAGTTACTAATCCTGACCAATAATCATTTACAACTGTTTCTGTTTGAGCAAAACCCTTAAGGATAGATCCTATAATGTTTTTTTCTGTTTCATTTAAATTTGAGCTCCAATCTGTAATATCACTCATCATGGGAACTTCTGTATGTAACCAGTGGGCTTGTTGTTGTTTTAACCAATAATCGGCTGCTTCTTGATATTCAAAAGGTTTGTAAACGATGCGTTCTTGCAAAAGATCTTTTTTTGCCATTGTAATTTGTTAATTAAAAAGTTATGAATTGAGAAAATTACGTAACTGATCTTTTTCAGATAAACTGAAATTATCTTTTATAGTAGAACTTTCATTTGAATTTAATTCAGGGGAACCAGATAATTCTTCAAACTCTGCATCACTAATGATTCTATAATCACCAATAGCAATATTAATAGCAGCGTTATAAGTAAGTCCATCCATTCCGTATCTATTCTTCATTATATGGAGTTTACCAACTCCGGTTTGTTTATCTTTTGCACGACGACTAATAGAAGCAGCAAAATCTGTTATCATCATTTTGTCATAAGAGCCCGCTGCTTTATGTCCTTCAATTACTTCATCTAAAGCTCCTTGTCTGTTAACTTGAGAAGCTGACCAAATTGGGATATTAAGCTCGCGGGCTAATCCTTTCGTGCTTATATAAATATCATCAATTTCTTCCTTCCGCTCCTTACTTATTTTCTTTGATCGAAGAAGGTCAACATAATCAATAACTACTAAATCTATCTTAGTACCTAAATCTTCACATTTCTGGATGTGTGACTCAATTGTTGACATAGATGCCTTATTTGGGGGGAATTCTTTAATAATAAGTTTACCAGGTAACTTAGACATTATATCTACAACTTTATCTTTATGCATTGCAATTTCATTAGAAGGAATACCTGTAAAATGAGCATCAAATCTCCTACCTACATATTCTTCACCTAACTCTAATGTATAATATACTACATTAAATCCTTTTTTAACAGCACCACCTGCTATAGCAACTAATGACCAAGATTTACCAGCACCAGGACCACCAAATATCAAACCAAAATCACCATTACCTAAACCACCTTGTAAAATATCATTAAATTGAGGCCAAGGAGTTGGTATAGTAATTCTTTGTTCTACTCTAAAACGTGATTCAATATCTTTCATGTACTCATGTCCAATATTTTTATCCATACCTGCTTTAAGAGCATTATCAATTAATCCTCTAATTGAGTCATAATCTTCCGCTTTAAGTAAATCAACACTGCCTAATAGTGCTTTTTTAAGTTGTTGGTTTTTACAAAATGCTGAAAATTCAGATTCAATATATTCTGAATCTGTAGCTCCTATTTTATATGCGTCTCTAAGCTGTTCTCTAATAGATACTTTTAAAACATCATTAGTAACTTTTTCATATTCAGATTTTAGTACCTCAG